CACAGGTGCAATGCAATATCTTGGTCATGCTACTGGTATTCCAGGTGGCGGTGACATTAACCAAGTTGCTGGTCGTTACCAGATACCTTTTGTTAATGTGATTAACGGTACTCATTATCGTTATATGCGTTTGTTTACCCTTGTTGCAGGTACTGTTGGAACAGGTGTGAATTACTCAGCGTATATCACTAAGAACTAAGTAATTGAGGGTGGGGTAAAATCTCACCCTCTAAACAAAAGGTAATTCAAATGGCAAAAGTTAAAATCGCATACGTTAAAGACAAATCAAAAGTAATCGAAGTTTGGGCTATTGACGCAAGAGAAATCGTTGAATCAGGTGAATATGAATATGTAATCGCACCAGCAGTTACAGTTAATGTTCAAGCTGATATTCAGGTTACCTCAACAATGAAAACTGTAGAACTCAATGAGTTTGTTGAATCAGAAGGCTTGGTTATCGAGGGTTTTGGTAAAATGAATATCAAAGAAAAAAGAGAAGCTGTGGCTTTTGCATTAACGCTTCCAAAAGCTGTTAAATTAGAACCAGTAGCAGAGCCTGAAGTTGATTTCGAAACAGAAGTGGATGATATTTAATGGCAATAACAGTTGAAGATGGAACAGGTCTATCTAATGCTGATTCTTACCTAAGTGTTGCTGCCGCTGATACTTACCATACTAATTTTGGTAATGCTACATGGACAGGAACAACAGCGGCTAAAGAATCTGCGTTGAGAAAGGCAACACAATATCTCGATTCATCTTATGTATGGAACGGTGATATTTCCTCTTTGACTCAGGCGTTAGGTTTTCCAAGAATCAATATTGAAGATTTTGAAGGTAGGGTTCTTGATAATACTGTTCCGAAGAATTTGAAGGACGCAACAGCGGAGTTGGCATTATTATCTTTGAGTGGTGACTTAAATGTCACAACTTCTCGTTCCAACTATGTTACCAAAGAAAAAGTAGGTGATTTGGAGATTGCATATTCTTCTAGCGCACCTTCAGGAAGGGAATATAATTTGGTGAACACTTTGTTGAGTTCTTTATATTCTTCAAAAATTGGCGGCTCAACAGTAAAACTTGTGAGGGTATAATGAAGAAAATATTGGTTTATGGTACAACAGCAAGGGAAGCGAGGGATTACTATCCTTTGCGTGATTTTGAAACTGTTGGTCATCGCACATACGAAGAATACGGTAATGGTGAAGAAGCTGATGATATTATCGTTGTTGATGCTAAGAAGGTGAAAAAAGCTAAAAAAGATGGGATATGATTATTCAGATTTTTATGCTTTAGCGGTTCGTCAGATAACTGATAAAGGTCGTGACATCGTTTACCGAAGCGTAGATGAGGGTGATTACGACACTGCATCAGGAACAGTTTCATCTGACACATACACTGATTACCCGATAAAGGCATTGGAAGTAAGACCTAAATTCAATCAGTATACCAGATTAGACCCGACAATTAATGAGAGGTTCGATAAAGAGTTCATGATTGATGCAGCGGTCGTGACACCTCGTCAGAAGGATATTATTATTGACGGTGATATTCAATATCAGATTGTAAAAATAGCAAAGACTCAGCCAGGTGACACAATCATCTATTATAATTTGAGGGTGAAATTATGAGTTTTAAATCTGACATGGATAAGGCTTACCAGAAAAAGGTTGTTCAGAATCAAGAGAGGGTTGTACGTGCAACCTCATTACTCATATTCACTGACCTGACATTGCAGACACCTGTTAGGACAGGTAGGGCAAGAGCTAATTGGCTCACATCTTTATTTAAACCAAGGACTGAAACAGTTGATGCTTCGGCAGGTATAGCTACTTTCGATATTTCAGGTTACAAATTAGGGGTAAGTATATTTATTGCCAATAATTTACCTTATATTCGCAGGTTAAACGCTGGCTGGTCAAAACAAGCACCTAGTATGTTTGTAGATGCTATTGTTCAGACAGCGAATGTCAAAGCAAGCAAAGTAATAGCGGGTATCAGATAATGCCAACATACAGCGAAGCAGTCATAGACATGATAGAATTTTTCGATACCCAGTGGGCATCGAGAACGCTAGTGTTACAAGGTACTGATGACCCTAGAGATATTCCAAATGATAGCTTCGTTCGCTTCAATTTTTTACACACAGTGGGTAATCAAGCATCAATCGGTTCACCTAATGCAAATATATTTAGAAGTTTCGGTATCATAACAATTCAGGTCTTTAATCCTCAGTCTAATTATGGTATAAAGGTTAGAGATTTTGCGAGTGCAATTTTGGAATTATATAACGGCACTGTTGATAGTGAAATACATTATTACAATGCTAGGGTAAATGAAGTTGGAAATGACGGCAACGGTTTTAATCAATCTAACGTGGTGATAGAATTCTATTACGACAATATAACATAAGAGGTATAAAATGGGTAACAGTACATCACAATCAAGATTGGCTTATATTACAGAAGTCACATGGGGAACAACCCCAGCAACACCAGGCATGACAGCCGTCAGAATGACAGGTGAATCTCTCAACGCTAACATTGATAATGTTGTGTCAGATGAGATTCGTGCTGACCGTAACGTATCTGATTTGATTCAGGTCGGTCAGAGTTCTGGTGGAGCTGTTGACTTTGAACTTACTTATGGTGGGTTCACTGACGACTTTCTAGAATCATTAATGTTCAGCGCATGGTCAACAAACGTGTTGAAAAACGGTGTTGTTCAGAAACAGTTCACACTTGAGAAAACATTTGAAACAGGTGCTACTGACCAGTATCATCGTTTGACAGGTGCTGTTGTTAATTCCATGAGTTTGTCAATGGCAGCGGGTTCTATTGTCACAGGTTCTTTTGACTTTGTGGCTAAAGGTCTTGCAGTAACTCAGGCAATCATCACAGGTGCAACATACACTGCCGGCAACACAAACACACCGATTAACGCTGCTACAAACTTTGCATCACTTGCGATGACAGGTGTAACAGCACCTGCATTGACCGCACTTGATTTGAACATAACAAATAATGTTGACCTTCAACGTGTTCTAGGTTCTCTCGATGGTCGTGATGTGACCCCAGGTAGATTCGAGGTTTCAGGTTCTTTGACTGCATATTTTGAAAACGCAACTATGTATGCTTTATTCCTTGCAGGAACAGCAGCAGATTTGACTTTCAAATTAGGTGGTGCATCAAGCAAGAATTATCTATTCAATATTCCATCATTGAAGTTTGAAAATGCCCAAGTTGTTGCAGGTGGAAATGACCAGCCATTATTGATTACTACTGACTTCAGAGGTCTTTTCAATGCAGGTGAAGCAGCTAGTTTGAAGATAACAAGAACACCTTAGTTTATAATCGGTCTACTTTCTTGTCATTGGGAAGTAGACCACCATTTTTAATTCAATGACACAACGGAGAAAACAATGACAATTACAGAAATAGACTACGGTGACTTCAAGATTAATGTTCAGATAGAAAATCTTGAATCCAGAGAACTAAAAGATGCTGCATCGAAAATTGGAATGGAAACATCAAGACGTGAGAGAATGTTTACTAATAAGATTATTTCAAAAGAGGCTTTCAGGGCTTATGAGAAAGAAGCATCTTTTAAACTTTCTAAATTATACGCGACTTACATTATCTTTGGTTGGACAGGAAAGTTCAAGGGTGATGACCTTGGTAAATATGATATTGAAAAGGCTGCTAAGTTGCTTTCAGAGCCAATAAATTTACCTTTGTTGCTTGATATTATTGAAGTAGTTAAAGCACTTGTTGAGAAAGAAGCTGAAAAAGAGAATGAGATTGATGGGGAAGAAATAAAAAACTAACAGAGGTCTTATCGTGGTGGCTCGAATGGGGAAATCATATAGACAAGTTACCGGAAACGGCAACTGTCTTACAAAATGAACCCTATTTGATGACAGGACTTGAGTTTTATTTTAAAGCCTTTCATGAATTACTTACTGAACGTAGAGAATCAGGTTTAATCCCTTGGAGTTCTATAATTAAGTGGGGTAAATACAATAATTGTGATAATATTGACAGATTGACGCGATATATTAGAGCAATGGAATCAGTTCAAAGGCAGAAAGAGAATGAGCGATGCAGCAATAGTAATCGAAGTAAGTGATAAAGGTTCTGCTACTGTCAAGCGCAACCTTGATGCAATCACAGCTTCAGGTCAAAAGGCTGAGAAGTCGGCATTTAATCTTGGTGCAGCTCTTAAAACTATTGGTGCTATTGAGATAGCTCGCAGAATAGTTAATATGTCAGATAGCTTTGTGACGTTACGCACTGGTATCGAGAACGTAACAAATTCTGCCGAAGAATACACATCAACGTTCAACCGTCTTTTTGAAACAGCGCAGAGAAATGGTGTTCCACTTGAGGGTTTGACGAAAGGTTTTGTTCAGTTGAATGTGTCTTTGTCTGAATCAGCCAAGAAAGGGATTGACCTCGTAAAGGTAACTGACTTGATTGCAAGAGGACTTGCTGCGGCAGGTGCAAACGGTGCAACGGCAAACGGTGTTCTTCTTCAGTTAAGCCAAGGTCTTGCTACAGATTTCAAAGCAGCCGGTCAGGAATTGAACTCACTCATTGAAGGTGCGCCTATTCTTGCACAAGCGATTGCCGTTCAACTTGGGGGTAATTCTGCAACAGATTTGAAAAAGTTCGCTGAAGCAGGTAAGTTGACAGCGGAAGTGTTCTTGAAAGCATTGCTTGCCGCAGAAGAAGCAATTTACGCCTTTGCGATACCTGAAACGATTTTCAGAAGCATCACAAGATTGAAGAATGAATTTCTAGTTGCTATCGGGAACTCTCCGATATTGCAAGGATTGATGTCAGGGCTTGCTTCAACATTAGATGCGGTTGCTGAGAATTTTGATAAGATTACTGAGGCGGTTGGTGCTTTGGCTGTAGCCCTGACAGTTGTTTTAGCGGCTAAAGCAATTCCTGCCGCAATACTTGGTTTTAACGCAGTAACTACTGCCATAGGTGCTATGACATTAGCAACCGTAGGATTTAACGGTGCAGCCCTTGGCGCAGCAGGAATTGTTGGCGTATTCGCAGCGGTTGCCGCAGCAGCATATATCTTTAGAGATGAGCTGACAGCTACAGTAATATTCATTGTCAATGAGGCTGCAAACGCTGTTGACACTTTAATAAATAAATTGAAGAACCTTGCCACCCAAGCTAGCACAGGGTTATCTGCAACATCTGCCGCAATTCAGAACCAAATCGGATTATTGAGTGATGAGGATTACCAAAAGAAATTACTTCAATTAGGTAAAGACCAAAATCTAACAATCGAGGATGGGAATCTTGCACTGAAAGAGCGCATAGCTTTACGTGATGCTGAATTGCAAAGAAGTTTATTGGCATTGGGGGATAAGGGTAGCTCATCTAAAACATTGGCTGGCATAATGGCAGGTTCAACAGGTGTCCCAGATTTAACTGGTGGTCCAACAAAAGNGCAAATGAAAGCTCAAAAAGCATTTGCCAAAGAAATAGAATCATTAACAGAGTCTGTTAAAAGTGATTATGAGGTTTTGGCAGAAAATATAGCTAAAGTGAATGAGGCTAGGGATAAAGGAATGTTATCTGAGAAGCAAGCCCTTGAACTGGCTATAGGTTTGAGAGTGAAATATGCTGACAGCATTTCTCAAGGTGATAAAGCTAATCAAGATTTGACTGATACTTTGAAAGAATTGGTAAGACAGAATGACCAATTTGCCAATAGTGTTGCTGATACTTTTGCAGAGTTCGTTACAGGTGCTACTGATGCAAAATCTGCTGTGAGGTCTTTGATTAAAGAATTTATAAGTATGCAAGCAAAATCAGCTTTCGGTGGTGCAGGTATTGCTGGACTTCTAGGTGCGGCAGGTAGTTCAATATTTGGTGGAGGAAGTTTATTTGGTTCTCAAGGATTCCTTAACAGAGCAGGTACAGTAGGACCTAATTTTGTCGGACCATTACCAGGGTTCGCATCAGGCGGTTCAATGGTTATCGGGGGAAATCATGGTATAGATAAAAACCTTCTAAGTTTGAACGGCAACCCAGTTGCAAGAGTGGGTAGAGGTGAAACTTTATCTGTTAATCCTAACTCGGAATCAGGTGGTAAACAGATTATTGTGAACCAAACTATAAATGTTTCCACAGGTGTTCAACAAACAGTTAGGGCGGAATTGCAAAGATTTATGCCTACTATCAAGAATCAAGCCATTCAAGGTGTTCAGGAAGCCAATTTAAGGGGTGCTACAGCATGACAAGTTTAATTACTATGCCAGACATAAAAGCCTTCAATTACACCTTCCGCTGCTCATACAACGTTGCGGAATCCACAAGCCCATTCTCATTCTCTGTGCAAACTTACGATTGGGCTGTTGCTAGATGGGAAGGTGAGGTTACTTTCCAAACTCACGCTTACGCAAAACGTGATGACCAAATGGCATTACGTGCATTTGTATCTCAGCTACGTGGCAAGTTGAATGTTTTTAATTATGGTGACCCTGAATATTTAGTACGTGGACCGAGGGGTGTAGCAACAGGAACACCGCTAGTGAAAGGTGCGGCTCAGACAGGGATTACCTTATTGACTGATGGTTGGACAGTTAGCACAACAGGGATATTGAAAGCCGGAGATTATGTTCAACTCGGTACAGGTTCAAACGCCCAATTATATCAATCGGTAACTGATGTTAATTCTGATGGTTCAGGAAATGCCACAATCACATTGAACCGCCCATTATTGAGTGTTCCGTCAGATAATGGTGCGATAATAGTCACTGGTGCGAAAAGTGTTTTCAGATTAGCTGAGAATGATACAAGTTGGCAAGGTGACCCGACAGGTAGTAGCACAATAACATTAGCATTTAAAGAAGCGATATGAGTAGAGTATTAACATCAGCATTTGAGGTAGAGATAGATGCGGATAACCTGCGCCCAGCGTTGTTCATAAAAGCTGAATTTGACTCAGGTGATTTACTTTTATGGAGTGGGTTAGGTGAGATAGTTTGGGGTGGTGACACTTATGTGGGTGCTGGGCATCTACTTAACATATCCGCAGTTCAAGAAAGCCAAAAATTGCAAGCAAGTGGATTATTATTCACCCTTTCGGGTATGCCTACAAGTTTAGTTTCTATAGCATTGACTGAGGAATATCAGTGGCGACCAATCACAATGTGGCTCGCTGTGATGAATACTGATTACACAGTTATTGCTGACCCATATAAAACTTTCGCAGGAAAAATGGATGTTATGCAAATCAGTGATGATGGACAAACTAGCACAATGTCAGTTGCAGCAGAAAATAACTTGATTGATTTGAAAAGTTCTAAGGAACGTAGATATACAAATGAGGACCAAATCTCAGAATATCCAGGGGATTTAGGTTTACAATTTATGCCGACAAATGCAGATGTTCAAATCACATGGGGAAAAAGTTCGTGATAAAAGATAAATTATTAGATGATTATATTACATTGAAAACTAAAACTCCATTCGCATGGGGAACATGTGATTGCGTTTTATTCATGGCTGATTGGTGTGAAGTCTTAACAGGAATTAATCCTGCTGAAGGTTCACATGGAAAATACGATAGTGAATTATCTGCGTACAAACATTTGAAGAAACTATGTAACGGTGACCCTACAATAATCGGTGACAAATATTTCAAACGTATTGATGAAAATTATGTTCAGAAAGGTGACGTGGCGTTATGTGACTTGAATGGTAAAGATACGTTCGGAATCTGTGGAACTCGTGGTATGGTATTGTTCAAAACACCTGACGGTATTATGGCTACTAAGTTGGCGGAGAAAAAAGTATGTTGGAGGATTGAGTAGATGTCTCCACCAGCAATCCCAGCAGTTATAGCAGCAGCAAGTGCCTACTCGGCAGGTTTTGTTGTGTTCGGTTATACTATAGTTT